GATTGGTGGGCTTTAACCGATAAAGTGATGACTGTAGAACAGCAAGATTATCGACAAGCGTTGCGCGATATTACAGAAAATTACAATTCTATTAACAACGTTGTTTGGCCTGAAAAGCCATAGGGGGAAAGTATGACTTTAGCAAGAGATTTAGCAGACTCGGCAACAAAAGCAAACTACCTTGATAATGTAACGGCTGACATACAAACGTCTATCACTGCTAATACAACGTTAGCGAATACAAAGTCAAAAGTTATTTTTCATAGCGTTGATGTTACGACAACTAGCAGTCAATCGCTTACAGCAGGTACGCCAGCAGAAATAACAGGCTTAACATTAACCATTACGCCACAATCGGCTAGTAGCAAGTTTTTGTTAATGGCAGCATGGAATGGTGAAAGCTCTTCTGTTTATAGCTTTGAATCAGTTTTTGGATTTAAGCGTGACTCTTTTTATATTGGAAATCCATCAGCAGATGGCGTTAGACCAATAGGCCGTGGTGTTATGGCTCAAGGTTATTATGCGGCTGAATCAACAGGAACGATGGACTCATGGACAGGGCATTGTTTAGATTCCCCTAATACTACAAGCGCTATTACTTATAAAGTATTTATAACCGCAAAAGATGCCCAAACGCTATACAACAATAGAACGGCAGGCGACACCAATGAAACAGGCCGTGAACGCACAACATCATCCTTGATTGTCATAGAGCAAGTTTAACCTAAAGACTTTACCATGTTATCCAAGTCGCAAAGGAATGCGTCACACGCTTTTTCGAGTTCTTTAATGTAGCTGTCATCGCGTTTTATTCGCTGAACAAAGTATGATGCCGATGTATTGATGCGCGAATCAAAAGAAACAAAGTCACACCATTGTCTATCCATTACCCACATTTGGCCTTGCACCTGAGCCATGTGACTTGATGGCATTTTGCCTGATAAGTAGGTTTCTATTTGCGTTTTAGTGTTTGGGCATTTAAATTCTACAAGCCCGTCAACACCTATTAAACCATCTGGCGAGCATCCAACTTTTTTATTTTCAAAATACGCAAACGCTATTTGCTCAACAGTGTTACCGCTCATAAACTCATACATCGACCTTGCTTGCGGTTCTGTTTGTGTACCCCACTCCATAGCGTCCGAGCTAAAGTGTGGCTGTCTTTCTCCGGTAACAATCTCCGCTGCAATTTCCATCATATATGCGCGTCGGGTTTTTCCCTGACCCTTTGCCATAACATCCTTAAAGCGTGATGCAGTGACAAAACCTAATCTAAGGTTTAGCCATTCGTCGCTACTTTGATCAATGTCATTGATTATTTTCATTTTTCAGCCTATTCATAACATTATTAAATACATTTGCGGGTAGCTTATCCAGTGATTCAATTTTATAAGCAGCAGTTACCCGCTTACCTAGATCGTTTAACTCTTGCCCTTCTGGGCTGACATCCATGCAATAGGTGGATAGCTCGCTTAGTTGCTCTTTGCTAATTAACGTTTGCTCTTGGCTGTTGTCGTTACTATCTGCATCCTTTGTATCGTCAATAGCAAACAAACCGTTTAGCGCATACTTTCGTGCATACGATGACGCTGCACCAGTTATTTGAGACTCGTCCATGCCTTTTTTGGCAATAGGTTCTCGTGCGTATGCGGTTGTGGATTGTAGGCATTTTTCATTATGGCATAGGCTTGCCGTTGCTTCTATATAGATTCTGTCACCTACCATTACTATTTTATCGGACAACGTTACATGGCATTCCGTTTCTTTGAGTGGTGCTTTTAGCGCCTCAAGTATATCCTCACAATTTCTATATTTGTATTTACCGAACTGGTTGTATTGGCCTTTAGGTGCTTTTAATTCTTGTTGAATGTATAGTAACTTGCTCATTTTGTTTCTCCTATATGATCGCCTACGTGATTGCCGTAGTGATTGCCTACGTGATTGCCGTAGTGATTGCCTTTGTGATTGCCTACGTGATTGCCGTAGTGATTGCCTTTGTGATCGCCGTAGTGATTGCCGTAGTGATTGCCTATCAAATCACCGTATAACTTGGTCAAATAGACCTCTCCGTCATAATTGACACCAAAATATAAATTTCTTTTTATAAACTGTGCGATTAACTTTTCTTTGTTCATTTTTTTCCCTTGTGATTACGTTTGCTTAAAAAGGCCACGCTGTACAAGCCGTGGCAATGTCGCTATAAGGTGACAATAGCGACGGGGCAATTCAACTTACATATTGTAATCGTGCAATTCTTTTTTTACCGTATGCCTCACCCATAGAGGCAACTTTTCTCATAGCATCTGATATAGATGATTTGTTTATAGGTGTTTCGCATACAATCGGACTAATTTTATTGTGTGTGCAATCTGGATATTCTGCAACAACAACATATACGCTGGTGTTATCAAGCGATTCAAACTCGTAGGCGTACACTTCTTCTACTTCAATCTCGCTATATAGTTCAAATAAAATAGCTTTGTGTTTAGCGGTAGTAACTAAACTATCGCAATACCCCATTAAAAATTCAGTTATCTCATTTTGGGTTCCAGTGTAATGAGCGCCGTGATATTCCAATGTATATTTAATCATTTTTATCGCCTCGTTGTAGTTTGTGTATATATATATTAACACCATGTTTATTTATGTCAACACATTTTTATAAATAAATATTGATAATTCAACACGCGCCTAATATAATTAGTATTAGTTTTTTTACGGAGTATAAATTGTGTCAAACTTAAAACGAGCAATAAGCAAGAATCGAAGAGAGGCGGGTTTAACAATCCGCGCGTTAGCTGAAAAGAGTGATGTGACTACCTTTACTATATGTCGCATGGCCAGAGAAAACGAGGGCACTGTAGGCAATTTAAGAAAAATTGCTAACGTGTTTAACAAAAAAGACTGGGAGTTATTGCGTGACGGGAATTGATAGAAGTGAAGTTAAACGTAACTTATTATGTATGAACTCAGTTATTAATGATTATAAAAAGTATGTAGATAATTGCAGCCAAGAAGAGCTTGCACAATTTGTTGATCGCTTGTCTGATGTATGGGCTAAGATGCCGATGGGCATATCTGACAAGCATACATTTGAAACATATATGCTTAACGCTTTATAAACGGCGATATATTTTTTTTCTATCTTGTGTTGACATATATATACAAAGGGATTATTATTTAACACAGATAAACAAAACAGGAGGCAATATGGAAAATAAAGTAGATAGCTGGCTATATGAAAAGCCAACAGAAGAAGGAGTATATATTGTATGCCTTGGGGATGTCGAATCACCTCAGAATTTGATGTTAGAGTATTTTACATATCGTGATGGCAAATTTTGTGATTCACAAAGCGTTGAAATAGATCAATACCATTGCTCATGCAAGTTTGCAAAACTAATTTTTAACTAAGGAAAAAACCATGCTTACAAGAAATTTTCACGGTGTAATGATTGCGCCACACTCTCAAGATAGTGACATGCTAGAAATTTATACCAATAAAGGCGGTAAAAATATTTTATGGGGTGTTGTACACGCTGAGATTTTGGAAGAGCTTAGAGGCAATATAGCATTGCAAGATTTAGAAAACAGCGAATACGAGCTTTGTATTCATGCGCCAAACGGCTTCAAAAAATAATATTTTTTTTAATTAACTAAAGAGGAAATAACTATGAACATTAACGATTTAACTATAGGTCAAGCAAAAGAGCTATCTGAATTATTTGGAGGTCAAGCCGATAAAAAGTCTAATATGCTATCCAGCTACATTGGTAAGTACGTTATATGCCGTTCACGGAATGAAGGCATAAACGCTGGCATTGTTCAAGATATTGATGAAACGGGTGTAGTGTTACAAGATGCGCGTCGACTTTACTACCATAAGCCTGCTAATAAAGAAGTAAGCTGGTATGAAGGGGTAGCCAAGTATGGAATTTCTGAGGATTCAAAAGTAGGTACGGCAGTCGAAAAGTGCATCGTTGAAGATTATTCTTTAACTGTTTGCACTGATGTAGCTAAAAAGTCTCTCATTGAAGCGCCAAGCCATGAGCAAAATTGATCTAATGGTTTTTAGTAGTGGCTCTGGCTATGGCTATGGCTATGGCTGGGGCTGTGGCGATGGCACTGGCGATACCGCTGGCTCTGGTTGGGGCGATGGCGATGGCGCTGGCACTGGCGCTGGTTCTGGCCTTGGCTTTGGCTCTGGCTATGGCTGGGGCTGTGGCGGTGGTTCTGACCATTACAACGGATAAAAAAGTAACTGACTATGAGTAAAGTTGATTTAATGGTTTTTAGCTCTGGCGATGTCGATGGCTCTGGCTGGGGCTGTGGCGATGGCACTGGCGATACCGCTGGCTCTGGCTGGGGTTCTGGCTTTGGCTTTGGCGATGGCTATGGCTTTGGCGAAGGCGATGGTTGGGGCTATGGCTGTGGCGATGGCGAAGGCGCTGGATTTGGCGATGGCTTTGGCGATGGATGTGGCGATGGCGAAGGCTAAAAATATAACCCCCTTGCTTTTTACGGCGAAGGGGGTTAGACTTCTTTTATTGCTCTGAACGTGTGCTGTAACACACGACTTGATGCAAACAGTATAACGGGGATAGGAAGAATACAGTTCACAGCTTCACAAAGCATGTAACCAATTATAATTCCTACCTATACTTTTTGCAACAATCATAATTCACGTTTATAGCATCGGTTCATTAGATGCACGTACAGTTGACACCGAAAAACGCAACTGATCTGACAAGTAAGCTGTTTAATTCTGTATGTTATGCGCCGAAGCATTCGCATAGCTAGAGTAACGCCTAGCCATAGCATACAGACCTAAGCAGCTTATAAACAATAATTCAAACGTTACTAGTTACCCTAGGGAATGCAGCCAAGATTCTAGCAATCTGGCAGATGCCGCGAAAGCGTAACCCAAAGCATACGGCTACCCTTGAAAAAGGTTGTATGTGGATAGAGGCGGGGGACGTACTGCTAAGTGCTTCAAGTAGTGCGTGAAACAATTTACAGTGGTGATGTGGCTCAGGTCATATCGGTGATAGCAACACCATAAAAGGCAGTTGATAACTACTAGTAACGAACCAGCATAAAGAATATTTAGAATGGCTAGGTATATCACCCTATTGCCTCTAAATGACAAGTATTGCCTAAAGAAAGGTGAAGAAAATCATGGTTAGGCAGAGCAAAATTAGCAAATAAATAACATCGGAAATAATAATATGTCTAAAAAAATAACAGTAAAGTATTTTGATGATACATATATTTATAATATGGGCGCTGAATACCGAGGCGACTCTATCAAAAATAGAACGCTTAAACGTCGAAGATTGATTCATATATCTAAGATGGTTAATGATATTTATGAATGGGAATTTGGTAGGTGGCCTTATTACGGGAAAGATCATTGGATGGAAAAGTTAATAACTGAGTATGAAGATCTACGATCTGAACTGGAGGACGAAAATAGCGAATGGTGGAAAAGTTATGATTTTAAATATCGAAGTGGTTTTGATGATGTAGTTATGCCTTTTTGTGGCCAAGAATGATAAGTGATAAGCAAAAAAAGGAAGCATATAAAAAAGGTGTTCAAGCCTACAAAGACGGTTTAAGCATGGATAATAACTATTACTTAATGTTACGTTTGAAATGCTACTCTCTAGCCAGCTATTGGGACAAAGGCTATATACATCAAAAAAATAACAAAGAGTTAAACCTTAAATAAGGAGCGGCACAATGGGCAAAGAAGAGTTGATAAAAAGGTTTATTGAAAACAATTTGGCATTTGAAGTTAGTGAGAGTGGCGAAGTTTATTTAACTAAACTGCATGGTAATCTAATAGGCGATTTTAAAGGAAATCATTACGGAGATAAACAAGGAAATTTTAAAGGTAATTTCTATGGTGATATAGAAGGAACGCTTGTAGGCAATATAACGGGTGAGCATATTGGTAATTTAGATGGTAACTTTTGGGGAAAGCATACAGGTTGCCATTTTGGAGATTTGAAAGGGCAGCACGAGGGCAACCATTATGGATTGCATAAAGGAGATCATGTGGGTGATCATGTAGGTTATAGGAAAGGTAACCATAAAGGACACCATGAAGGAGATCATATAGGTGATCATTACGGCGATTTACAAGGGATACATGAAGGAGTGCATGAGGGGTATCATAACGGAGATCACAAAGGAGATCACAAAGGGGATTTAAAAGGTAATCATTATGGCGACCATTACGGTTACCATAGCGGCAAACACTATGGAGAAAAAAACAAAGGTGAATAATAATGAATTTAAGAGACTACCAGAAACGTGGAATACAACTAATAAAACAGGCAATGATAGACAGCAGAAGGGAAGGCAAGCCAAGCAACACTTTACTTGCAGCACCATGCGCCTACGGTAAGACAATTACAGCGGCGTATCTTTTGAAGGCGTACCAAGATGCTGGCAAGCGTGGCATTTTTATATGTGATCGAGTCAAGCTGGTCAATCAGAGTATTGCCGCATTTGGTAAGCTGGGCTTAAACTTTGGCGTTATTCAATCTTTCCACGAACTATACGACGCTAAAAAGCCTATACAAATAGCAAGCGCTCAAAGTTTAGAGAATATGAGAGAGTGGCCTCACGCTGATTTCGTTATCGTAGATGAGTGCTTTAAGGGTGATGTTGAGCTATTAACTGAAAAGGGATGGGTCAGGTTTGATCGTCTGGGCGATGAGCAGATTGCTCAATATGACGGTGAAACTAGGGGCATTAGTTTTGCTAAACCGTTAAGAAAAATAAAAAAACCGTACAATGGCAAGATGGTAAAATTTTATTCTGAAAAACTTATGAATCTTACAATGACGGAAGGCCATGAACTGATACAGTTTAGAAAAGATGGTTCTTATAGAAAAATAAAAGCAAAAGACTGTAAGTTTAATCATTTATGGGAAAATAGAACCGCTGGTTATTCAGTGATAAAAGGCGGTAAGCTGACACCAATCCAGAGACTTTGCATTGCATATCAAGCGGATGGTAGTAAGCATGGAAACACTAAGGCCGCGTTTCAATTTTCTAAAAAAAGAAAGATAGACAGATTTATTGATATTTGCAGTGATGGCGATATAAGCTGGAATGAGACTAAGCCTATACCTTGTGTTAATAATACCAAAGAGCGTAGACGATTTTTCGTTTCAAACAGCGGCCTCACAAAAGACATTGCTTCATTATTTGATCTTTCTAAGATTGGTTTGGATTTAGCTAGAGAGATAATAGAGGAGATGGTTTGCTGGGACGGACACAAGCATAGCGACAACTCATACTATTTTAGTAGTGTTGATGAGAGCGCTGTAGATTTTTATCAAGCCGTTTGTGCGTTGGCTGGATATAAGACAAATAAGACGATTCAGGTTGACCATAGGAAGGATTCATATAGCGATGTTCATAGACTTTTTATATCTAAAAATGTGGAGGGGTTTAAAGCGCAAGGAATGGATAAGGAAACCTATCATTATAAAGGTGAAGTTTATTGCGTGACTGTTGAAACCGGAAATATATTAGTTAGGTCGGGTGGTAAGGTTACGGTTATTGGGAATTGTCACAGTTTGCGGAAATCTATTCGAGATAAAATGGCATCGTGGACAAAAGTGCCTTTTCTTGGCTTGTCAGCTACGCCATACAGTAAAGGTTTGGGTAACTATTTTAGTAAGCTAGTTGTGCCGATTGAGCCTAGACAGTTGTTAGAGCAAGGTTATCTATGCCCCGTAGATTATTATGGGGGCAGAAAAGCCAGTTTAAAGGGTGTTAAAACCAAGAAGTTATCTACAGGTGGTAGCGATTATTTAGATTCTAGTTTGCAGGAAGCCATTGAAAACGACAAAAAGTTAGCGGGCGACATCGTTAAAAACTGGATTAAGCGAGCCAACGGACGCATGACTATTGCATTTAGCCCATCCGTCAAGCATTCCAAGCACTTGGTTGACTTGTTTAATGATGCAGGAATTCCAGCAGTACATATTGATGGCTATATGACATCAGAACAACAAGCAGATATTTATGAAGGCCATAGACAAGGAGATTTTCTCATACTGTCATGCTCACGGCTTCTCAACACCGGATACGACGAGCCAAAGGTTTCATGTTTGATTGATTGCTACCCCACTAAGTCGATTATTCAATACGTGCAACGCGCAGGACGACCTATGCGTACAGCAGAAGGCAAAGAGAATGCTATATACCTAGATCATGCTGGCAATGTGTCGCGTCATGGATTCGCCGAAGATATTGTGCCCGAAGAGTTGGACGACGAAACAAAAGAATACAACGAGCGTAAACTAACCAAGGATAAGAAAGAGCCTAATATTAAGCAATGCCCCCAGTGCTATCAAGAAATGGCTGGTATTCGCTGTAATAAATGCGGCTATGAAGTGCCGATAAAAGAGCAAATAGAAACAGACAACCAAGAGTTAGAGCAACTGTTAAGCGTGGATGCTAAGGCATGGCACAAGAAAACTACGCGAGAAGATAAAGAAAAGTTTTATGGAATGTTGAAATACTACGAAAGGCAGAAAGGCTACAAGGCAGGATGGGCGGCTCACAGGTTTAGAGAGCGTTCAGGTGTATGGCCTAACAGCTACAAGTCTGCACCACCACAAGCACCTAACAAGGAGTTTATGGGATACATTAAGCACCTAGCAATTAAACGAAGGTGCGCAGCGTGATAGATCAAACAACAATAAAAGAAATAAAACAAAGATTAAACATTGTCGATGTTATCAGACAGCACCTTGATTTAAAAAAGGCCGGTAAAAATTATATTGCTTGCTGTCCTTTTCATGGTGAAAAGACTCCTTCTTTTACGGTAAGTGAATCTAAACAGTTTTATTATTGCTTTGGTTGCGGCGAGTCTGGCGACCTAATCAAGTTTATTCAAGAGTATAACGGGCTGTCTTTCGTGCAGTCTATAAATACGTTATGTGAAATGGCAGGTATTACGGCGACAAAAACGGATAATGTATTAGTGCCAAAAAAAATAAGAGATTATTATGCCATGGATAAAGCTATCATCCTAATGGCTAAAGAGTACCAAGACAGCAATATTAAATTAAGCTATTTAGATAAGAAGCGCTTAAAATTAGCAATAGGCAGGTCGGAAGGAATAGAAAAAAAATGGCAATTATAAACATGGATTATACTTTTAAATTTATGTATTCATATTAATGATTGTGAATTACTATCTTTATTGTTATTATAAATCTATACAAACGAGGTTTATTATGGATAAGGGCATGTTAAAAAAGGAATTTGAATATCCTTCTAGGTTTGATAATTGGCGAAATTATGTGCCGCCAAAAATTATTGATATATGGCCTACGTTAAGCCATAGGGAAAAGTTGCTAGTAGCTTTAACGGCTGATGTGTCAGCCAAAAATATAAAGTCTATTGATTGGCTGTTAAAAACATAGACCGGCAATAATTCAGCGGGGATGATAAAGATTGTATTAGGTTATTACAAATAAGGTATATGGTTATGATAAAAAGAAAAAGAAATTACAAAAACGCTGAGATTTGGTATAACGAAGATGGTGAGTTTGGCGCAGCGTGTGGCTGGCTACTAAAATGTGGCGACGTATCCAATAGACTGAGTAC